GTATTTTTTATCTTCTAAAGATTGAATACTTCCTGAAATTTCTTTTTGTCTATTCTCAAGTTTTTCAGTCTGCTTAACCAGTTCGTCCTCTTTAACCTGTAACTGAATGATTAAATTATTTAAAGTTTGCTCTTTATCTTTCCATTCCTGACTTTCTTTCTGAAGCGTTCGGTCTTTAACCAATAAAAGTTGCTGATATTCTAAAGTTGTAAGAGAACCTTTTACTATTGGTTCAAGAGCTTTTAGCCTTCGGTTCTCTAAATCGTAAACCTGTTTTTCCAACTCAATCCGTTTAACATCAATCGTTTCCGTAAATTCTTTAAAGTGTTCCTGCATTTGACGAATAGAGGAACCATACTGCACCCTTTCCCTACCGAGTTTTTCTCTTAAAGAATCAATCTCTTTAGCAATAAGCTCCCCATCCCTAATTTGCTGAACTTTCCGTTGTTCGGATTTTTCGTCAACAAGTTTTGAGTTGAGGAGCTTCATAAATTTATTTATAGTTCACTAAAAGCTGTGGGGACTTTAGAGGATTCTTCATTAGCGTTTAAGACAACCATAGTCGGAGCCGATGGATGGTCGCCCATCCGTACTACTTTAGACTTATCGCCTAATCGGGCCAGTTGCTCTTTCTTTTCTGCGGTGTCTACCATTTGCTTACTCTCTTTAGCTTTAATGAGCATTATGTCTTCTTCATCTGCGAAGCGGGGTTCAGATAAAATCTGCTTCTCCAGTTCAAAATGATAAGTTTCGTTAATGTAATGCTGTTCGGCTTCTTTGATTTTAGCCAGATTCTTTCCGGCTTTATCAAACTCTGCGCCTATCACTTTATCAATTAACTGCTTGCAGTAATGTTCCGCAAGGTACTCTGTTAGACTTGCTTTTTCGTCTGGCTGGAATACACGAATCCGGCCATTCCATTTTCCTTCAAAAACATCCTTTGTGATGTTGTGGAAGATTAAGACCTTTAAGGGGTCATACATTCCTTCTGTTTTCATAGTAAAGGGTTTAATGATACTCTAGGCACGCCTTACCGCCCTAGGATGTGAGTTTACCCGTTGTAAGCTCATCACTGCCCCAAAAGGGGCAAAGTGAGCCTATAAAGTCAAATAGACAGCGCAGAAATCGGTAGTAGTACCTGTCTGCAAAGCAAAACCAACTTGGCACAAAGTAGCTGCCATAGTCTTAACAGCACCGGGAGTAGCGGCGGAAGGGGCTACGCCCAAACCGACAGTCGTGCTGGAGTCATTTAAAACATTAGCCACGCCGTGAGTCTGAACCCAGCCAAAAGTGGCTGTGGTCAAAGCCCAAGGGGCTACACCAACAGGAGCGCTGGTAGCGGTGGTCGGGTTAACAATAATCCCGTTATAAGGATTAAGCACCAAACTGGCCGTGGAGGAAGTTGTAATAGCGACTAAAATCGGGTCAAACAAGTTCAAGGTTACATTTCCCGTGGTAGTAGCCTGCGCCGGGTGGGAGGAAATCTGATACTGAAGTCCACCACCGGTAGCGGAGTAAATTTGAACATAACCACCGGCATACTGGTTAGCAGTAGCGGCAGTACCGCCCAAGGTTACGGTAAGTTGAGTATCACCAACAGCCTGTGGGTTGACGATAACCAAACCGATATGGTTGGCAATTTGAGCCGGAGCTTGCTGAAGGTTACCAGCAACAAGCGTAGTACCACCGGCATAGCACCAGCGGAACTCACGGCCATCGCCACCGGTAATCATTGAACCAAGCGCAGTCCCGCCTTGCTGGGCATTACCAGCGGAAGCGGCGGCCAAACTTGAGAACAAATCCACCGGAGCATTGTTGAGATTAGGAGTAAGTCTCATAATTTTTAATTGTTTAATGATAAATCGGAACGTCGTTTTTTATACTGACTTTGTCGGATTTCCGAACTTAACCCGAAATAGTCGTAATCTGTCCTGCTTAATGCGTTGTAACTGCTGATTTCAGTATGCTGGAAGTTTTTGAAATCCGATTCTTTTAAAGCCTTGTAGAAAGCTCTATTAACTTTCGGAATCCATAAACTCCAACTTACTATCTTAGCGATTGAGATAAACTTATCTATCTCAAAGTCTTTAGCCCTCTCACGGACTATACTCATTAGCCGTATTATTTCTCTCCTTGATATTTTATCCTTTGATGTTTCTGAAAATATATCCCTTAAAGGTTCCCTGTAAGCATTGTCATATTGTAAGACTGTGGCAATGTTTTTTCCGAACTGATTAGCAGTTTGTTCGGTAATTCCTAAGTTCACTAAGAAATGACGTAAGAATAACCAAATTTCACGGCAGAGAGGGTCATAATACTGTTCCTTTAAATAAGGAATACGTATACGGCCGTCTTCGTCAGGCGGTACAGAGAAGTAAATGGACGTGGCCATTTTACAATAAAGGGATAAATAGTTTTCAAGGAACTTCGTGGGAGAAAATATCTTAGTGAAAGGCTGGAACAAAAGTAAAGTTTGTTTTTTGACAATAGCGTTTACTTTCGCCGCATTCACATAAGGATGAGTTGGATAAGGGTAGGGTTCATCCGCAAAGTACATATACATTCCGCCTTCTGGCGGGCATACTGTCTTAATGTAATTTTCTCTTCCTTTCCCTTGTATGAAGTTTGAAAAGTTTTCACCATTTACTGATGGCTCTAAAACTGTTTCAAATACTTCACGGGGGGGTAAGACAGTAGACATACTTAATTAGATGTATAAAATGTAGCTTCTAAAACAGCATTATCCACACCTGCGCTTATCACGGTTAACAGAGAACCAGCTTGGAAAGCAATAGGCGTAATCATACTGCCTGTTATACCACCAAGAGTTCCGTTTTTTATCAAGCGTACAAGTGTTCCTTGGTCGCTGACTAAATCAATAGTTCCTTTTGTGGTATCACCCGCAACGATTGTAACATTGGTGATTGTACCAGCCATTTGGGCTTTATTACTACCTGCAAATAAATTAACATAAGTAGTTGTTCCATTGGTTAGGACAGCGGTTGAACCAAAGAAAGAGTTTTCCACTAAATCCTGTCCGGTTACATCCGCACCATACTTTAAGGCAGGGTCGTAATTTCTTGCAATTAAAGACATATTTAATCCTTTCTGGTGCAGGATTAAGTACCTGTAATGCCGGTTAATTTTCCATGTCTGCGGGGGTTATCAGTACAAACCTGACCACCCAATACGATAAAGGAGTTCACTGAGAACGAGTTGAAAGACTTAATCCAACCAGTCCAGCTAAAGCCCAAAGAGTCAACTTCATCATAGGAGTTACCTACAATTTTTTCATACTTCACGCCGACTTTTTCACCAAAGCCCTCAGGGATTCCAAGTTCATAGAAATCCACGTAGTCTTCGTTAATCATGAACCAGGTATTAGCGGTAGCTTTACGGTCACCTAAGATAGGCATACCGATATACTCTAAGGTTTTAAATCCTGTAAAACCTTTAAAGTTCTTAGCCATCTGAACATCTTTCATAATGCGTTCCTGAGGCTGTACCAGCTGTTCATAGTAAGCAGATACAGTATAGGGCATGTAGTTAGATGTAGGCTGCACGGTGGCATCCTGAATAGCATTGAACAAAGTACGGAGCTTTAAGAGTGATAAAGTACCACCAGAAGCGGTTACAGTACCATCTAAAGTCGGGTAAGTGGAACGGGATAAGTTACCGATTGTGGTAACAGAAGTACCGTCGTCCACGATAGCCGCAAGACCCAAAAAGTCTTTGTTTGAGTTACCGGTACCGTCTGCGTAAAGCATAGTACCGATACCGTCTGCTAAATCTTGTGCTCTTGACTTCATTTCAACTTCTGCAAGGTCAAGGACTTGCTGGAGAGTGTTGTTGGCCGCAATGTCTGTTATTGGCAATGCGACGTTGGCTGCTACAAACCTCGGATTGTACTGCATGAGTACACGAGTATTTGAAGCAGTGGTAGGCAGAGTATCAAATCCACTAAAGGACTGGATAGCAGTACCAGTTTGATATTTGATAGGAAAGTCTTGCGTAGCCGCTTTGAATTTCTTATCAGTTTTCGACAATAATGCAGTAGTAAAGGTGTTGGCTCTCAAAACGGTATCAACCACTTGAGGCACAATCCATTCTAATGTAAGAGTGTCGACCTGGTTGTCGAAGGTCATCGTATTAAATGTTAATTATCTACCAACTACTCTTCGCCATCCACCCCAGTCACCTGGTCTAAATTGCTGTGTTGATTGGCTCTTACCGCTTCCGCCACCGCCTGTTATACCCGCAAGCTGTTTACGCTGCTGGGTGGTCGCAGAGGGAACGGAGCGTTTTAACTCAAGGATTTCGTAGGCTTTCTCCACGGGGATTGTAGCCCCCAGATAATTACCGTCATCGTCCTTAGGCGTGAACTCATCAATTATATTTAACACGTCAATTCTTTCTTTAGCGGTTAATTCTTTACCTGAATCTTCTTCAAATGAATCAAATTCGGCATCAATGTTTTCTTCTTCTTTTTTAACCGCTATGGAGTCTTGGGATTCTCTGGCTTGGATAGTTTTTAATGCTTTATCAATAAGTCCCTGGTCACGGTCTTGTTGTGCGGCTTCCCAAACTTCATAACCTTGTTTGGACTTTTCTTCACTGCCGTACAGGTCAGACCACCACTTGGGGACATCTTGGGATTTTATAGGTTCCCGAACTGGTTTTTTCTCTAAATCAGCTAAGCGTTGTTCTAGAGCTTCACGCTTTTGCTTTTCCTGAAAAAACTCTTTTCTAAACTTACGGTCAGCTTTCTTGTCTTCATCCCCGACAATAGGCTCTTCTTCTTTGGCAGCAGGAGGGGCTCCCTTGGCAACATCCTCATTGAATTGTTCAAAGGCGGATTTACTGTCCGATTTTTCCGCTGTATCTTTGCCAAACGCTGGGGCATTGCCGTCATACTCTCCTTTTGGAATAGGCATAGTTCTCTGTTTAATTATTTAGAGCCGATAAACGGGACACGGCTTGTACGCTGCCTTTCGGCAGGAGTTGAAATCTCTTGTTTAGAAGTTAAGGCTTCTAAACTCAAGTTTATTCACAATCACAATCACCCTTACAATTACACACTCTGGCTTGGTGATAGCCTGAGTTATTCTGGCCGAATTTCTCGCTGTCTTTCTGGTCTTCGGCAATGTCTTCAATTATGTTCGCTAGGTTTTTCATAAAATTCACATCTTTACCCATTCAAATGGGCAAAGTCTAATTTCTATTAGAAAGTAACAGTTTCCGTAGGCGGAGTGGCCGACGGAGCCGGAGTGTAACCAACGGTGCTTGCGCCAACAACTAGAGTTGCGGCAAATCCGCTGGAAGCTACATAAGCCTCAAATGCGGCCTGCATAGCGGCAGGAAGTCCTGCCTGAAATTCTGCGTCTGTCATAATAATCCTTTCTTTAATTATTTTACGCCTATAAGGGCGTTTTAACTTTTTAACAACTTTTTTCATAGTTTCCCATTCTTGTTTTAATTCTTCAATTAACCAAGACATAGGAGTTAGTCTTCTTTATAATCGTTCTTATTGGCCATTTTCTTTAAGCCTTTGGCTTTCTTCTTAGCCATATCTTTCTTAGCTTTTTTGTAAGCACTGCCGTGCTCAGGCTTTTCTTCTTTTTCCATTTGCTTGTCTACGGCTTTGGCATCAGTTTTCATAATGCCATCGGACTTCTTATTAGGCTTTTCCTCTTCTTCGGCTTTCTTATCTTCTTTGATTACTTCGTAACGCATATAATTATAGTTAATTATTTAATCAATCCAAGATTTGGATTTTTGGTCGTAATGTTTGGCATGTTCACTTTCAGCAGTTTTTACCCTACCACGACCACCAGTAGGCATTGAAACGTATCTATCTTTACCAACTTTCCCTTTAGCCACTTTACTCTTAATAGCTTTTAGTTGTTCGTTTTCCATATTATTTTGGCAAAGGCTCGCTTTGCATTAATTGTTGAGATTCTTGTTGCGGAGGAGTTGGTGTTTGTGCAGGCTGTTGTTGTTGAGCTATATCCTGTACTCCAGGTGCTGGTGTTAGTCCAGGTGCTGCTAGTTCACCGTTTTGCATACCTACATTCCAGTCTGGAAATAACACCTGTGGCGGAAGTTGTCCTTTTTGTATCATCTGCCACTTGAGTAATTGCTCGGCTCGCTCTAAAGGATTTGGGTCATCTAAGCGGGAGAAGAACGATATAGGGTCAATAGCGTTCGCACTCCATAAATCCATTGCTTCATTCCTTTGTGTCAGTGGGTCTTTCGGAACTAATGAGCCTTCTTTGACATCAACTATCAACTGTAAGTTAAGGTCTGTATTCTTAAGTTGGTAGAACTCTTCGGTCTTATCTCCACCCAATACTGCGGCGGTGTGCTGTTCTGTGTAGTAAACATAGAACATCTGTGTCCACCAGTTATAAATTCCACCCGCCAGGTCTTCAATAAAGTCTGTAACTCCACCACCGATACGGGAAGCGTCTAACTGTGTAACTAAGATTTTGCCTCTTGCGGTATCTTCATTGTCCACGCCTTGCGGTGTTGATCCCGATATTCCGAATATGTTTCTTAACTCTTCTCGCTGGTTATCTCTGTCATTAAATACGTCTGCCGGTAAGTTAGGGGCTTCCATCCACGTTGCGCCCTTGCCTGCCTCGCCTGTCGGCTGCCATAACCCATTGCCTCGGCTCATCTGTTCGGTAGCTTCTGCGGCCTGCTCTTTGGTGTAATAATCCCCTGACACTACAACGCCGTTATTATGTAAGGAAACGTTTTTATCTATCTGCTTGTTCCGTTTATTTAAAAGGTCTTGGTTCGGTAGGTTCTGTTCAATCAAGCCTGTGTCGTCGTGCGGGTGTTCGCTGGTACTTATAATGGAAAGGAATAAAACCGGTATCTTAGGGAAAGGAAAATGGTTTCTTCCTTGCACTTCGGTTTCGGTAACTTCACCTGTTTCAGGGTCTGTGGCTTTCTCTACGCCATCATAGTTCCAATGCGGACTACGGTATTTACCTAAAACTATCTGGTCAAAAGTAAAGTAAAGGTTTGCGCTCTTGCCTTGTGTCCACCATTGTTTGTAGGTTATCTTGGTAGCTAGGTTCTTTTTGCCTACCTTACGGGCTATCTCGGCCGCTTTCTTGGGGAACATTTCCATTAAATCTCTGGCGGTATCTGATTTCCTTATTCCTAAGATTGCACCTGTGTATTCGCAATTCTCATCAATATGAGCTTCAGGGTCAAAGATTAAATCCTTAACTCTAACAGGTTCAGTTTTAATGTCATTCTTACGAACATCCCAGCTAACCTGTACCGCTCCTAAAAAGTCTAATATCCAAAATCTGGTAGTTTTTTTCAATATCTTGCGTAATCTCTGCTTTTTAGCCTGAAAAGCAAGGACGTTCTTAACACTGTCTGCTATGGCGTTGCCATTGTCGCTATTATCCCCTACAACAAGAGGTTCTGGGTCATTGCGGGTTGCTATCGGTAAAAAGGTTTCTACGGCCTCAAACAGCACGTTATCCATCATAGGACGATTACCCTGCGTGATTGCCATATAACCAAACTGCTTGCCGCGCCAGTAGTTCTGGTTCTCTTTCTGTCTTTTCTCTATGTCTTGTTCGTATTGGTAGTATTCATCCTCTACGGTCTTGGTAGCGGCTAGAATCTCCTCATCAGTCATGTCCAACTCAAACTCCGGCATTAGTTCACCAATGTCGTCTTCGTGGTCTTCCTGGACTTGTTTGTCTTTATTCGTGGGACTAAACAAACCTAGGAAACCTCTTACGTTCTCAATATAATTATTCTGGGGCATAAAAAATCCCGAACGACGCTCAAAGAGCAATCATTCGGGCCTTGTTGTTATTCAACTTACCCATTTATATATTTGTACTTAAATAATAACAGTTAATTTAAATCTGTCAAATCTTCACACCAAATCCGATTATAAGTTGTTGCATGGGGCTGTCTATCCTCACTGGTTTAGCGTCTTTAATGATCAAAGTAAATGACCCATACTGCATTTTATTAGCATAAGCTATTACTTCTTGCCAGTTCTTGTGCCATTGTGAAAGCTCCTGTTTATATTGGCAAAACTGTTTATAATCCTCAATCTCTTGGTCATTAGTGAGTTCTAATTTGGTCATCTAAACGTTTCTCCAGTCAGTTTGTATTGGTTTATAAGCCCTTATTACTTGGAAGCCTTTATCTGTTTGTAATCCACCTTGGGTAAACATTGTGCTGGGTTGTAAGAATCCCCCCATCTCTCCATCCCCAAACCTGCTCATTCCCGTAGCCCAATAATTAGTTGCGTGGGCCCAATGATCATCACCTTGCCTAGCCCAAACATATTTAATACGCCCGTGTGTGTCTTCATCTTTAACCTTAGTCAGATTATTCCAGTGTAACCAGTAGTCGTACCAGTCTTCTTTGGTGCCTTGTAAGGTTATTCTTTGCTCTTCAAAATACTGGACTAAAAGGGTTAAACTCCTGTTCCTATCCGTAATACAACTATGGTCATTATCATCCCAGCGGTAAAGAGTGTCAGTCTTCCTGTCTTCACCGTAGCTACATAACCAAACTCTACCTTTCCATTTCTCTTTAAACTTACGGCTTCCGATTATATCCCCACCTTGGTCAATGACTGCTACGGCTTTAGGCCAGCGTTTCATAATGTCATCAAGTTCATCATAGTCCTCTGCGGCTCCATAAAACGGTAAGCCTTTGTTTCCGCCCATAACGTAATGTAATTGTAAACCTGTGTCTACTCCAACTACTATTCGTTCATTACGTTCAGGATATAAAAAGTTAGGTGTTAGGTTGCGATATAACGCTTCTTTAGTTAATTTTGTCCCGCTTCCAGCATAGGGAAGTCCAAGAACTTTATTATAAAAGTATTCTTCTGATTTGGTGTTTTTATAGTTAATAATATCTCTGGCGGTAACCCAGGGGCATATAAGTAATGGAATCCAGAAGCCGACAATTCCCAATCCTTTTGTCTCAGCGACCCATTCACCACTGCGCCTATCGTCAGTATAGATTTCTTTCCCACACTTTTTGCATTTAAAGATTTCTTTTTCATTGTCTAAAGAGGTTAAGTCTAAAAATTGCCGTTCGTTGCAATGGGAACAGGGGAACATCCAATGTCTTCTGTCGGAGCGTTGCCACTGTATGTCCACACCGGTTTCGGGTACAGAAGGATGACTGAACCATCGCTCCCATTTAAGCTTTGAGTGCTGAAGTCTCGTACTGTATTGTTCAATGACTTTTTGGTCGCTGGCATCTACTTCATCATAATAATTAATGTCCGAGGACACCATCATAGCGGCTTTCTGCGTAAACGTTCCTCTGTAATGAATTAGGTTGCCACCGATTTGTTTCTGCTCAATCGTATCTTTATCCTTTGTGTAACTTTGTAGAATAGGATTCTGTGCTATCAAACGATTAACCTTATCTCCTACGAACTGATTACGGTCATCTGCTGTTGGTAGCGTGTAGATTTGGTCTACTCCCAAATGTTTACCTACCCAAAAGGATGCGAGCGTGGCTGTGGTGGTAAAGGTAATTTGCGCTCCTTTAATTGCACATATCAACGGTTCAGTTGCCATTGCGTTGATAATCGGCAACATAAACCTATGGTCTTCATACTCAAGCGGAAGTCCCTTTTCCGTTTTCATCCCGTACTTCTTCAGCCACAACGCCGGGTACTTCTCCATTGCCGCTGATACTTGTTCCTTGGTGTACATTTGTCATTTCATTATTTAACTTATTGGCTATGCGTATTATAGCTTCATCATCCATTACTGAAACATTAACATTTATACTCTTTTCAGGTGCATAGGTTGCATTAACTTTGAAAATCATATCCGCCGCTTTTAAACGATTTGGTTCTTCACCTGTGTTAAGAATTTCACCTACAACTCGTTTAGCATTGTTTTCATCAAAACCTAATTTAGCTAATTCTTCTACTACTCCTTTTTGTTCAAAAACTGCTGGTACTTGCCTTGTCGCCGTATTTATGTCATAACCACTAGATAACACTAATTCTTTAGCATTCTTTGGCTTTTTAGCTTTAACGTTTTTAACTATGTTCTGAGCTAAATTCTTTTGTAACTGCGTACTCATAATCCTAATCTTATTAAGGGAATAAGAGATTTTGTAAAGGTGTTAACCACTTTTTTGTTCTCTCCCTCCATATAAGTCCAATTTTACTCAAACTTATAATCGCCGCTCCCATTTCGTCTTTCCCACAAACTGTGGCGGAGGCAAATTAAATCCCCAATCTTATAAATTCGTGTTTCTTTTGCTTAATCTGCATTTTTTCAGGATGATATTTATAATAAAGGTTGTCCCACGGCTGTAATATATCTCTTTTGTGCATTTTTAGATAATCACCATAAGTTCGCCTATCTCTGTCTGTTCTAAACCATTTTCGGATTTTGCACTCTCTGCATATTTCCATACTCGCCTTTGGCGTTTGAAATATTATTTTGAAGTCGTGTAAATGCATACTTTGCTATTATCCCTTTACAATAAATACAAGTTAAATTACCCCTTTTATCAACTCTAAATACCCTCTCTTGTGGAGCTAACTCACATTTACAATTATTCTCTAATGATAGCGCAGATTGCGTCATTTGAAGCGTCTACAAAATTATATTCTTTACCACCATCAGTAATTATATCTATGGCCCAAGCTTTTACATATAACATATCTCCAACTTTTATACCTTCAACTTCTTTACTTACCGCTAAAACCTTAGCTTTCTCAATCTTAATCTCAGTTTGTAAAGCTCCTTTAAGACTTAACATCTCCACTTGGATTTTGTTCTTATAAGGGATTATTTTCATTCTATTTCCAAAGTTGGTTTGTTAAAATCGGTTTTGACCTTTAATGGTTCTTCTTTAGCATTGTGAGCTTTATATGCTTCCGTAGAGTTTTGTAAGTTCTTTGCTAA